CATTATCAGTGTTCATATAGTAGGATATTGTATGAGTTTTCCCCATTAATACTTGATTAGTTGTGGTAGTAGTTTTAAACCACATTGACAATGTAAGAGCTGTTAGATCTAATGAAGATTTATTTCCACAATTTACATATTCCCCCAACCCTTTAAATACAAGACTACCGCCATTAGCATTATCGTATCCAGGGTTGCTAACTATACTTCCACTATTACTATTCCCGCTTAAATCTCTCCACACAGTGGATCCAGATACATATGATTTAGTATTTGCAGCATCTAAATTTAAAACTAATCCGTTTGTTACTATGGGTGGTGTTCCGTAATACATAATTTATGATAAGTTAAAACGGGTTTTTAATGCATCGTAATTTTGTTTGACTTCTGCTTGGGTTAAGTACCTATTATAGGTTTTTATTGTAGCATATACATTATTAACTGCTCCTCCATTACATTGTGGGGCTATTACCCTATCTCCTCCAGAAATTGATCCTGATGGAAAGGGTGTTGTAAAGTTAATTGTGTTTACTAGTACAGTGTCTACATATAAGTCACATTTATTCCATTTTCCTGAACTTCCTGAACAGTTTAGTACTATTTGATGATACTTATTTACCCATTGTGCATCTGAGTATGTAGCGGAAACTGTTGTATGACTCCAGACTGCACCATTATTTGTAAAAGTTCTAATTTGGTGCTGGCCTTGGGGGAGTGCTCCGCTCCAATCCCATATTGAAATACTTGCATTTTGTGCATAAGAACCTATTTGAAATATTCCAGGAGATTGGGACTGGTCAGCATATCCACTGGCGGTTGTGTATGTCTTATACCAAATTTCTAAACTAAAATTTTCAGAAAATAAAATTGGTAAGTTAAATAATGTTCTTGAATTATTAATAGTACTTGCAGTTTGATAAAACCCAATAGCTGTTGGTCTTGTATCTACAAAAGTATATTCGTTTGGATTTGTGAAATTAGTTACGGTGATATTTGATGAAGATATTATACTTCTCCAACTTGTTGAGCCTGAGATATATGATGTTGGAGAGATAGCATCGTAGTATGATGTTAATCCACTAGTAACTATTGGAGGTGTATTTTTATATATTGCCATAACTAAATTTTAAAAGAAACTTGCACTCATGTACCTTGTTCCATTATAAATAAATAATAAAGATCCTGACCAATAAGCACTTCCGGTTTGAGGAGTTGCTGATTGTGATAGTGGTAGTATGAATGAACCTGATACTTGTAAAGTACCATTTATGTTAACTTGTGATCCTGTTTTCTCAAGAACTACTCTTGGGAAATCATATATCTTAACTCCCCAATCTGAAGTTGCTTCTATGATTGGTAAACCTGAAACATCATTTACCATGTAAATGGAACCTGACGTTACATCAGTAACTGTAAGTTGTGATCCAGCTGAAGTTGATCCAAAATCTGCAATTATGTTTGTACCACCAGTTGCTGTTGCATTACTTGAGGTAAAAGTAGCTGCTACTCTAAAAGCAGTTTCTGTTTGTGATCCTGTTGTTTGGAAGAATGTTGGTGTAATGTTTACACCATAATACTGTCCTCCAACTACTGCTGAGGCAGATATGATTGGTGATATACTAAAGGCAGATTGTGATACTGCAAGTGACATTGTAGGTGAAGTAAAAGATACTTGACCTATATCATTTATTGTAAGTAGGTTGGTTGGTGTTGAGTTTGTGAGTAAAAAGGTAGTTGTTGAATTTGTTGCACCTGAGCCTTGGACTTGTAGTCTTGCTGATGGTGTTGCTGCACCTATTCCTATACCTATATTACCAGTAGTACCTACAGATAATCTAGCAGTATTGCTTGTAAATATATTAAGAGGATCTGAACCTGCTGTACCTAATTCCATTGTACTTCCTACGTACCTCATAAAACCTGTAAGTCCTGCAGTTGGTCTAACAAGTGTTATTTGTGATCCTCCTGAACCTGAGATTCTTAGTGAACCTGTAGCTGTGCTTTGTATGTCTAGAGTATTAGTAGGAGTTGTAGTTCCTATGCCGACGTTGCCACTTGCACTTATAAAGAAATATTCTGCTCCCGTTGGACTTTGAACACGCATTAAATTACCGTCTGTAAAACCACCACTTATATGAAATCTTGCAGAAGGTGATGTTGTTCCTAATCCTAAACTACCACTACCAGTTAATCTTAGTTTTTCAATTAAGGAGGTAGCAGTACCTGTTCCTATAGGACCAAAAGTAGAAATAGTTATAGGATATCCTTGCCCAGCAATAAGTCCTAGATCATTTATTCTACTATTACCACTACCAAAATCAATATACCGTACACCATCTAATGCTATGTTACCGCCCGCTACATGCAATAGTTCTCTTGGTGTTATAGTTCCAATACCCACTCTACCACTTCCGCTTACAAATAATATATTTGAAGAGGCTGGTGAGTCTATTCTTAATAAGTTAGCTGATGAAGCACCTGAGATGTGGAGTGATGCTGATGGTGATGATGTTCCAATCCCTACATTACCGCTTTGACTTACAAATAATAATGGAGTAGATCCCCTTTGAATTAGTACATTACCTGCTGTAGTTTCTATTGCTCTAAAATCAGCAGCAGCAGTTAATGTTGGGTTTACGTAAAGACCTCTTGTTATACCATTTGCTCCACCTGTTTGGTTGATTGTAGGAGTTACTTTTAGAGCGTTAAAAGAAGGTGTTCCACTTGCTGATGTTGGAGCGTATGTTCCTAAAAAGTTTGCAAATCCTTGCTCGTTATTAGTGCCATTCAAAGTATTATAACTTTGGACATCTATAATATATCCGCTACCACCTACTATGTTTGAGCGTAGATTTAGAGTATTACCTAAACTGATTAAAGCAAATCCAGAACTTTGGTGAAAATGGTTTTGCACCCTCGCCGTGCCGTTTACGTCTAAAGTATAAGCAGGTGTTGATGTGTTAATTCCTACGTTACCTGATCCACTTACAAATAAAATACTTGAAGAGGCTGGTGAGTCTATTCTTAATAGATTAGCTGATGAAGCACCTGAGATGTGAAGTGATGCAGAAGGTGTTAGTGTTCCTAATCCTATAGAAGTAGCAATAAGGCTACCTGATGCATTGGATGCTGAGCCGCTGCCTACTGCTACTACTCCTGCAGACCATCTAGTTAGTGTTGTATTGGCTACACCTACTGGTGAACCACCTCCAACAGTTGATGTCCAACCAAATACACTGTCTGCTGGTAGAGTAAATTTGTACCCTCCATTACGTGATAATATAGCTGCATATCCTCCTCCTGTGTTAAAGTCAAAGTATGCATCTCCTCCTTCTAATTGAGCAAATTGTGTAGCACCACTCCATAATTTAAGTTTGGCTTGAGTCCCTCCATTAGATCTTCCTATTTCTAGAGGTACTGTAGGATTGATATTACCTATTCCAACGTTTCCTGATCCACTTACAAAGAAGCTACCTGATGCTGTTGGTGAATCTATTCTTAGTAATGCTGCTGATGAAGCACCTGAGATGTGAAGTGATGCTAAAGGTGTTAGTGTTCCTATTCCTATATTACCACTACTAGAAATAAACATTCTAGTTGAACCACTTGTCTCTAAAGCAAGTGATTGATTATCATTTGTTCCTAATAGTGCTGTTGTACCAAAACTATTGCCGTTTTGAAGAAAAGCATTTGTAGTACTTCCTAAGAATGATGCTGTTTGTGCAAATGAAGAACTTAATGCTTGAGTAGCGTATGAAGCAGTTCCTGTTAAATCTCCAGTCTCCCAATTAAGTATAAGGTTGTTTCCTGAATTGCGAAGTCTTCGGGTACCATAATCAACTGATAGTAAATCGTTAGGATCATAAAGTGCTCTGCCTTCCCAATCAATTGATGAGCTACCTAATATGTCATATAGTTGATTGTTTTCCCAATCTAGTACTACATTTCCATCACCATTGTTTAGTGTTCGAGTTCTCCAATCAACTGATGCTGTGCCGTTACGGTATAATATACTAGTACCAGTACTTAGTACTGTATTACTACTCTGTACTACAGTTAATGATCCTGTTATTGTTTGGTTTCCTATAAAAGTATTTGAACCAGTAGTAGCAAATGAACCTGTGTTAGGAATTGCTCCAGCAGGTCCTGGTACTCCTTGTGGTCCAGCAGTAATTACTTCTACTACAGAAGTAACAGGTTGAGTTATATTAACTACATTAGGATTAGTAGGATCAGTTACAACTATTTGATTATTAGTTGTATTAACATCTACTGTATTGGTATTTAATGTTATATTTACTTGAGACATTATACTGGTCTTGTTGTTTCTTTACTTAAATAAACTTGTCCTTCTAAAATACGAGTTGTTATAGGACATGATCCTACACTACCTGTAAATACTTCTAAATCGTATCTAGCATTTGGAAAATTTAAAGCAGAAGATGAACAAGCAGAAATGAAAATTCCAATATATCCTGAACTAGCTGTAGCCATATTTAACCCTGTCCCATCAGCTGCTAATGAGCTTGATAAAGTTATGTAGGTTACAGGGTTATTATCAGCGTAATTACTTCTAATTTGCATAGCTGCCCCATAACCTGTTAGGTTTATAGCGCTACCACTTACATCCTTGTATTGGATTTTAAAGTCTACTGTGGTTCCTTGTTCAATTGTGAAATTATATAATCCTGCTGACATGTTATAGTAGTTTTTCTGTAAATATTGTTTTAGTTACGTTGTAAGATTTTGGATTTGGTCCAGCCATCGCAACATTTATTGAATTAGGTATAATATAACCTTGAAGAGTTAAAGTAATTTCACTTTTATTTGCTCTATCAGTTGCATTTTCTAATAAAACTGGGGTAGGAAATGAGGAAATTACTGCTCTAAATTGATATCTTTCGGGATCGCCCCAATATGAATCAGAAGCAAATTCTAATGCCTCTATGATTTTGTTCATTTGTTGAACGTAATCAGTATAAATTGATAATTTATAAGTTAAAGTAATATAATCAGGTATTACTCCTAGAATATATTCTTTTTGTGGTTTTTGTCCTCTTAAAACAGCAAAATTATCATATACGTTTCTTTGTGAGTATTGTGTTTCAAAGTATTGTACATTATGAACTACATTACCATCTAATTTATTACCTAAGGTTCTATTTTTTTCAAATGATTCTCTCTTAAACATGATGAGTGGAACCATTGTTTTACCGTTTTTATCACGATAAAACCCGTCGGCTTGAATCGATTTCCATCGTTCCGGCGAACCATATATAATTGGTACTTGTATTTGTCTATCGTTTTGAGTTACCGTAGGTTTTATTACATTTTCTAGGTAATATAAAATAGCATCATCGTGATCTTCTAACCCAATATTAATTAATTGGTTATCATCATCTTTTAAAGATACTTCTAATGCTCTATTAAATTCAGGTTGACCTGGTTGTGCATCAATTGAATAAGTTGAGTTAGGATTAGAGTATGGTTGTATCTCTACTTCAGGTTGCACATATGGCTCTGAAATAGTAGATAAAAATTCACGTTTATTTAATGGTCTTGGTTTTTCCATTATAATCTATTTTCTCTTAATCCTACACGTTCTGGACGAGTGTAGAAACACTCTAATGTTATTGATAAACTTCTACCAGCATCAGGTACTCCGTTTTCACTTGTATAAGCGTAATCAGGATCTTTACCTACTACTAATTGGTTCTCGTTTACGTTATTAACCTCGTAATAATCTTCGTTCCATAAAATGATATCACCTACTGAAGGTTCAACATTGGCTGCTTGTAAATGGTATTTTAAGAATCTTACATTTAATGTTCTTGTAAAATCCATTCCAAAATCTTCAGTTACAGGGGCGGTATCACCTCTTTCTAGTAAACAGTTTATTAAAACAGGACCTGTGAATCTTTTATTTAGATTTTCACCATACATGTTTGAAGGTGTTTCATCTAAAATTACTTGGTAATAACCTACTTTTTGTTCAATAACTTGTCCTAACAATTCCTTGTTAACATTATGAAACATATCGATATCACGAGAGCGTCCAAAGTAAGCCATATTATCCTATAAAAATTGTCATCGGAACTTGTTGCAAAGTAGATTGCATAGCATCATTTTCAGCCTTTTTTCTTTCCAATTGACTTCTACGTGAAGCCTCGTCTAAATCCGTACGTAATTTTTCAATCAACGCGGTCTGCAATTCTCTAGCTTTACCCAATAAATCGCTCTGATTTAGCGTTACTTCCGCACCAGGTATTGGTACTTGAGTATATTTACCTCGAATAAATGCTAATGTTTCAGCTGCTAATGCTAATGTGTATTCAAATACCCAGTATCTACCAGGGGCATTTATACTTGAGTAAGTAGGATTTTGATAAGGTACATTAGAGATATCAGTAATTAAATTATCTCCTGAACCAGCTCCGTGAGAAGCTATTACACTATCCCTTTCTGATACTTTGATGTATTCAAAGAATAATATTTTATCCGTTGTGGGGATAGGGAATATTTTTAGTTTATTATTTACAATATTAAATGAGAATGCGCTTCTTCTAATTTGATCATTTAATTCAATCGCTTGAATAGTAGCTAAATCATAATTTAAGGGCATTAACATAAAGTTAATAGCAGGAGATTTATTACCAAACCCAAAGGCATCTAATAATTGTTGTGATCCGTATCCTGTACCTGCGTATGGGTCAAAATATCTTACAATGGCAGGAGCATTCTCATAGTGAATAGCTTTTATTTCAATTGAATCATTTCCTGAAATTACTCCAGAAGATGAAGCCCAAGCCATTAAATCATAGTCTTGAAGACCTGCTTGCATATGAAATGAACCTGTATAATAAGCTACATTACCTCCTACACCAGCTTCAGTACCATAATTTTGAGCAATTCTAATTATATTACCTAAATTAGGAGTTATAACTGAATTATTTAAAGGTATGTCGTTTGGGTTAGCTTCTAGAGAGATAAAGTTATTTCTAATTTGGTATAAGTAAACTTCGTTTCCGTAAGTTGTTACAGCTTCTTCAAAACAAGCAAAGAATTGATCACCACCCATTTCAACATCCATTGAAGGATATCCTAAACGAGTAGCACAAAATTTTGCTACTTTTATTGCGTCTAATTGGAATTGATAATCATTATCATAAAATCCAAATGGAGTTGATGTACCTTGAGTAAAGGTAGCAGTTCCTGCCCATAATTGTGAATTAGCCATATTATATTATTTAATATAAATATTTTAATCTCTAAAGTCTTGGTATACTTTTAGAATTGGTGCTACAATTTCATGTCTGTGGTTTGCCTTCAAAGCAAATACTTTGAATCCTTTTACTTGTTCTTCAACTCTAGTTAAGAAAGAAAACCCTGTTTCCTTTTTTACTTTCAAATCGATTTGAGCTAAATCTCCACATACTACCATCTTGGATCCTTTACCAAGTCTTCCTAGCACAGTTTCCATTTGATCGTGAGTTACGTTTTGAGCTTCATCTACAATTACAAAAGAGTTTACAAATGTTCTTCCTCGCATAAAAGCAAATGGTACAATTTCAATATTACCATATTCGAGTTCTTTATCAACCTTATCTTTTCCATATAGCATATATAAGTTATGATAAATTGGTGCTAGCCAAGGATCCATTTTTTCTTTGAGA